AGAAGCGTCGCACGTATGGCCCGGTCGGGTTGGTCGTGATCCAGCCGCTGACGTGGATGAGGTTCATCTTGCGCATTTTGTTGATGACCCTGTACGCGTACCGCTTGCCACAGTAGCAGTGCTCAACAACCTCCTGGCCATTCGCGCCTGGATTCGCTTCTATGTAAGCGATTATTCGTTGGGCGATGGCTGATTGAGAAACGAATCTTCCAGAGCTGCGAATACGGCGGCCATTCCCGCCTGGTACCCCGCCCGCCACACCTCCAGGTGCGGCACCGCCATCTGCCTCCGGCTGGTATCTACTATCCATTCGTAAAATTCCTTGTCGCTGTTGTTTACTGGTTCGTTCATTTGAGTGACTCCTGTATCCGGCTACCAATCCACCGCACCACCGGCACAGCCCATGAGTTGCCCAGCGCCTTGTAGCGTGGGCCGTCAGGGGACTCTGACGCCTTGCGCCAAGGGACATTGGTGTACCCATCAGGAAAGCCCTGCAAACGCTCGCACTCCACCGGCGTCAGTCGGCGCACAGCCATGGACTGCATCACCGCCGTGCCGCCCTGCGAACAGGTCGGATTAAGCCCGCCGGCGGCATCCAACGTCTTGCTGGTGTCCTCATCCATCCGAATGTAGAAACCGCCTTCGGGCCGGTCGCGGCGCTTGTTGCCGCCATAGATGTTGAACGGCTGCGCCACCCCATGCACATCAGCCTTAGTCAGCGTATACATCACCCCCTCATCTGATGCCCCAACACCATGCGGGCCGCCGGCATCCCTGCCAATCAAGTTGCCTTGGATAGCAACTGGTTGGGCCACCACATCGGTTGACCTGATATCACCCACATCAAAGCAGTTCAGGGTATTGGAAACATCGTCCTCAACCCAAGTCTCATGGTCGGTTTCGCTCTGCGCCCGCCTAGACTTGCGGTAATGAACTATTGGAGCCTCATGCACGCAGGTCAGCGTAGGGGAGTAATTCTTTGCAATCTCAGCGCCGCCCTGCCCGTGGGCCATAGCGATTAACTTGCCTTCATGGGCATATTGGTCAGACACCCCCTTGGGGCCATCTGCGGCACAAAGTGACGATGTGATATCTGAGACATGGGCGACGATAGCCTCAGTCTCTACTCTTTCGTTTCCTGTACGACTGAATGGAGCGCCGCTTGTAACTGTGGGGGCAACTGCTTTCCCCGCCTCTCGGCTCGGCGCAATATCCCGGCGCACGCCTTGGAACTCAAAAAGAACCGCTGCGGGATCGAAGTCGTCTCTAGCACTTGCGACAACGAACACACGGCGGCGGCGTTGGGCCACTCCGAAATATTGGGCATCGAGGACGCGCCACGCGATTGCTCTTTGGGGGCCAAGCACACAACCTGCGTTTGTCCATCGCCCCCCTGCCGGGAGTAACGGTAGGCTTTCACCGGCAAGCCCTGCCAAAAAGCACCCGAAGGCGTTGTCTTTGGTGTTGAGGACTCCTGGGACGTTCTCCCAAAAGATGATGGCTGGCTGCTGTCCAGCGGGTCGTCGAACATCGTCAATTGCATCTGCTATCTCGCAAAAGGTTAAAGAAAGGTTGCCCCGATCATCGTCCAATGACTTGCGTAAACCAGCAACAGAAAAAGCCTGACACGGTGTGCCGCCACAGAACAGGTCGGGAGCCTCGACCTCGCCCGACCTGATGCGGTCAGGCAGGGCGGTCATATCGCCCAGGTTGGGCACATCGGGGTAGTGGTGCGCCAGCACCGCCGATGGGAACGGCTCGATCTCGGACAGCCAAGCCGCCTCCCAGCCCAGCGGGTGCCACGCAACGCTTGCGGCCTCGATGCCGCTGCATACAGAACCAAACCTCATTGCAACCACTCCATGGTGCCGTAAATTAACGGCGCGGCGATCAGGGCCGCAGCCGTCAGGTCAATCAACCAGCCGCGTAGTTTAGACCGGCGGCGGTATGGCTTGGGTAGCGGTGGGTAGTAAGTGTGTCGTCCCATGTCGGTGTCTCCTTGAGTTAGTTGGTGAAACCAATTATGCCCTATTGCAGTCAAACCCATCAAGCCCTACTAAAGTGTGGGGTTATTTGACGTAAATGCCTACAATTCTGTCCATGAACCCCCTAACAGACCTATCCCTGCGCGCCCGCTACCACGGGCTGAAGATGTCAGACGTGTGCGCTGAGGCTGGCATACAGCCCGCCCAGGCGTCGCGCTGGAAGCACAACAAGGTCAGGCCGCTATATGAGAGCGTGGGTCGCCTGGAGGAGGCTCTGGCGCGTTTAATAGAGCGCCAGGCGATGGAGGCTGCGCAAGCAGCTGACGCACCAGCAGACGCAGCAACGCCGACCGAGTTAACCCCAGTCGGCGTGCTTGAGCAGCAAATCGGCGCGCCTCAGCCTGACTGATGTACGCGCCGATCAGGACTCGGTTGCCTACCAATCGTCGTCCCCGGCCATGTCGCCAGCACCAGCCCCAGCAGCGGCGGGTGCCGCAGCCAAGCCAAAGTCACTAGCAGCACTGCTGCGCCCGCCACCGAGCTGCTCGCCCTTGCGCGCCAGCATGACGTGGTTCAGGCCAAAGGCTACGCCCTTGTTGCCTGCGGCGTCGTAGGCGTAGGCGTTCAATGACACGCGGCCATAGTCGCCCGACACAATCGCGTCCGAGTCGATCAGGTCACGGCCCTTGGCGTCCACCACCCCAGGCTTGCGGTCGGCGTTGGTCTTGACCGTCATGAAGTACTGACCAGCGTACTCTGAGCCGAGAGACGAGCCGTCGGACTTGGTCTCGGTGTCACCATCGCGCAGAGGGTTGCGCACCTTGGCCGGTATCTTGTCGCCCCACTTGGCCTGCAGCGCCGCCTTGCCAGCAGCCTTGATGGCGGCGACGGTTTCTTTGTCGGTCTTGGGGATCAGCACCTGGGTGCTGTACTCCTCTTTGCCATTCATTGTGTTGACGCGGGGGCGCATCACGTTGGCATAAGAAAAGCGAACTTCACCTGTCACTACTTTAGTCGTCATAGTCGTTTACTCCTGTTTTGACGTTTTCAATGTGCCAGTATGTGTCACCGTGACTCAACTGGTGTCAGGACTGTAACACAACTTTTAAAGTTTTTAAATGCGTGATACAGTTGAGGCTCAACAACAACGAGGTAACGCTATGCAACGCTCAAAGACGTGGTTAACGATGGACGGCATGATAGGACTTGAGGTTGGACGCGACGACGTCTACCTGCACCTGGTGATCGACAACGGCTGGCCGTTCCCAAGCGCGCCAATCAAGGTGCCGCGCAAAGAGTGCCGACTGCTTGAGCATGGCGAGCAGCCGCAGGACATGAGCGACCTCGGCGAGGCGCCGTTTTGAAGCCCGCCGTCCAGCTCAAGCCGCACCAAGAGTACGCACGCGAATGGCTGCTGCAGAACCAGCGATGTATCCTGGCAGACCAGCCACGCGTTGGTAAGACGCTGCCCACAGCAAGCGCTGCGCTTGAGCATCTGCCCGCGCTGGTCGTCTGCCCAGCCATCGCCAAGACTGTGTGGGAGCGCGCGTTCAACGCGCTCGACAGCAGCGTGCCGGTGGCTGTTGTCACCGGGCGCAAGGCTGCGCAGGAGCTGCACCTCAAGGCGCAGACCAGGGCGGTCGTTGTCATCAACTACGACCTGCTTGCCGATGTGCCGGAGCACGCGTTCCAGGACTTTCAGACGCTGGTGCTGGACGAGAGCCACCGCATCAAGAACGAGAAGGCCAAGCGCACCAAAGCCGCCATGAAAGCCATGCGGCACATTGGACGCGTCTACGCGCTGAGTGGTACGCCAATCCCAAACAGGCCGATCGAGCTGTGGCCGCTATTAAACGGTTTGGGAATCTACCGTGGCGGCTGGTACGACTTTGCTGCGCGCTACGCCAAGATGTGGAAGGCGCCATGGGGCATGGACGTCAGCGGCGCAAGTAACCTGCCCGAGCTGCGCGCCATGATGCGGCCCCACGTCCTGCGCCGCAAGAAGGATGACGTCTTTACAGACTACAACGAGCCGCAGGTCAGCCTCATCACATTCGACCTGCCGGTGGACAAGCGCGAGCAGGAGTTCGACGCCGACGCCTTGGTCGAGAACCCCAACGCGCTCATGGCATTTGAGGGGCTGTCGGTCATCATGCGCGAATCGGGGATGCGCAAGGTCAAGCCCGCGTGCGAGTTCATTGGTGACCTGATGGAGTCCGAGTCCAAGCTGGTCGTGTTCGCTCACCACAAGGACGTCGTCGCGCAACTCGCGCAGGGTCTGCAGGCTTATCACCCCGTCACCATCACGGGCGATACACCGGCAGCTCAGCGGCAGCGCGCCATGGACGAGTTCCAAGACCCAGCGAGCACGACGCGCATCATTGTCGGCAACATCGCGGCCATGAGCGAGGGCGTTGACTTAAGCGCCGCAGACGTTGTGGTGTTTGTCGAGGCGACGTGGCAGACGTCAGCGCTTGAGCAGGCAAGCAGCCGCGTCGAGAACATCGCCAAGGCAGGCACCAAGCCATTGGTCTACTTGCTGACAATCCGAGCATCACTTGACCACAACGTGCTGGGCAAGGTACTGCGCAAACTCAACGTCATTGACCAAATCATTTAACCAAGGAGAAGCAGATGAAATCTATGGCACAGAGGATCAGAGAGACGGTGCAGGAGCACCCGGACTGGACGCCAAGGCAGGTGGCCGAGGCGTGTGGCGCAACACGCAACCGCGTCTACCAGGTCACGCACTACGTCAAGAAGTCAGGCGAGCGAAAGATTCTCAAGCTCAAGCGCAAGATGATGACGCTCAAGCCGGTGCAGGCGCAGGTCATCAGCACCAAGGCAGACACCGACGCCAACGTGC